AGCGCTGGCGTTAAATATCCAATTTAAGCGGCCTAATTCAGCGTATATGAGCACTTCGGGCATCAACTAATAGGAAAGGACACATGAAGATAGTAAAAACCATTAAGCAAACAACGAGGAAAACAATCCATGCCATTAGATTTAATTGAAAATGCAGGCAAAATTGAAAGGACAGCCCCCAACGGAAAAAAATATTGGAATTATTTGGGAAAATATAAATGCTCATTTTGTGGCGCAATCGTCTTCAGGCGCAGGCCGAACGAAAACAATTCTTGCGGCTGTCAGCAAAACAATCGTTCAGTTTATCGAAAAGCCACCGGACCCACAAGCCATATACACCATGACCGAAGCTGGGCCGCCTGTAATTGCGTTAAGTATAAGGGGTGTCTTGATAGAGTCATAGAGGACCCTGATTTCAAGATGGATTGTAAAAATTGCGCGAATCCGGATGAGAAAAAAGATTGCTTCATAGACGAAATACGGGACGCGGCTTACGGCAACGATACTTTCGGCGAACATAATTATAATATTGGGATTAGAATAAGATAATGCCGTGTCTTAAATCATATTTGCCTGTTTTATCTATAGAAAGCAATAGAAAGGGTGTTCTTACCGCAGATACAGTAAAGGGATGTTATTGGGGAATGAAAACCTATCCCATTGGCGGATGTTATGGACTTTGTTATGCTAATAAAACGGCTAAATTGTATGGCTTTGATTTTTCGACCTCAGTTGTTCGTTCGGTTATTAAAAGAGAAAGGATTGAAAAAGAAATTAAAAAACATCCATCGGTTTGGATTAGAACGGGTGTTATGGGTGACCCGTCTTATAATTGGGATAATACTATCAATATATGCAAATGGTTATCTAAATTTAAAACGCCGGTTATTGTAACTAAACACTGGATTGCTTTGACAGACAAACATCTTATATCTATTAAAAATATTGATGCAGTTATAAATACATCAATAAGCCCATTGGATACCAAAGAAGAACATAAACATAGGCTCGAACAATTTAAAAGATTAAAGGATTTTGGGATTAAAAGTATATTGCGGATTGTCTCTGCAAAATTTGGAAATACCGAGAATGGGAACAGATTAAGCTATATCCAAAATCTTTTGTTTCAAAATGATCCAATTATTGATAATCCACTAAGAATTCCAAGCACCGACAACAGGGTAATGTGTGGTGATATTTTAATATGTAAATATATGAATTTGAACACAAGTGTTAGTATTGCAAATTCAAACGCGTATATTGGACCTTGCGATACATGTCCAGATCAATGCGGTGTTAATTTTAAAAAAATATTTAGAGGGGGTTTTATTAAGATGTCTAAAAAAAAGGGTGATATTTTTGAATCTGAATATGGCGATCTTACAGACAAGCAACAATCTCTTTTTGATGATAAAATCGAATTTGAATACGTTAAAAGTGTGATTGGTTCTGGTTATGAAGATGCAGTTGCAAAATTAGCAATAGAAGACAAGGTTGCCTATAGAGCAGCAAGAAAAAACATGCAGATACATTCTGCAATTATATTAAAGATAAATGGTAAGTTTAGTGGTTTTTTTACTTTTCAGGTTAATCATGAAGCGCAAGAGTTTTGCTTACTGCAATCAGCCATGCTGTTAGACATGAAAAATAAAGAAATTTATAGCCAAATGGTAAGTAAAATCATCGAACAAAACACATATGGCTATCCAATGATTATGACAGTAAGCACAAAACATGATCTTGAAAATCCAAAGGTCTTTGAAGCCATTGGATTTAAGACATATTTAATTCTAAGCGGTTTTCATTATATGGTTTATGGAACATTAGACCAGGTTAGGATGAAAAGACTTGCGCACGCCACAATGACCAATACTTGGACCTCGACTAAAGGCGATTGGCTAAAAATGAAAAAGGAATGGAATGAAAAAATTGAAGCGTCTGGCGAAAAACATAACATTCCTAATCCAAGGCTCGCATCACGCGAGGGGTGTTGGCAAGGCAAAAATGGCTTTTCTAATATAGTGCTAACAAAACGGACAATTGAAAATGGGAAAGTAAAAACTGACTCAAAGAAATCATTAAACCTCAATGCGTCCGTGCTTGATCCGGTAGCCTGTGAGTGTATATTAAGATTTTTTATGCCAACAGACGGCAAGAGGATATATAATCCTTTTGGTGGCGGGGTTCAATTTGGCTATATTGCGGGGTCATATGGTTATGAATATATTGCAAGCGAGATAAGGCAAAATCAATGTGATTGTAATAATAAGTTATGCAATGATCTTGTCGGTAATGCAAAATGGATAAAATCAGATTCATTAATATATGATCCAGACGGAATGTTCGATTTAGTGTTTACCTGCCCGCCCTACTACAGAGTTGAAAAATACCTCGATTATGACGGAATGCCCCCAGTTGGTGAAATTAATCATTTAGATTCTTATAGCGATTTCAAAAATGCCTTATTTACCGGCTATAAAAAAGCAATAGAACATTTAAATGATAATCGTTTTTTTGTTGTTATGACTGGAGATAGTAGGGATAAAAATGGGGCATATCATTGTCATGAAGCCGAAACTGAAGTCTTTCTAAAAGAAGTTGGATTGTCAATATTAAACAAGATCATTTATTTAGAGGCTGAATTTACAAGATTGGCACAAGCCAAGAGAACGCTTGATTATCGCAAATTCCCAAAACGAGAGCAGAAAATAATAGTGGCATTTAAGGGTGATATGTCAACAATAAAAGATACATATCCGCCAATGGGAAGATTATAAACCAATTTAAACAAAAGGAGGCAAGAAATGAAAAACATTATTAAAATTCTAACTGTAGCGGTTTGTTTTTGTTTCGTATCAGTATCGTTTGCGGGGGATGCTACATTGACTCAGGAACAATCATTAATTATTCAGATCGAGAAACTTGACCACACGATTGAATTCACCAAGGATCAAATTGAAGGGTTAAAAAAACAATTTAATTCACTTAACACTGTCCAGATACGCGCTACAAATCAACGAAGCGCCTTTCAGAAAGCGTTGAACAATTTGAGGGCGGGAAAGAAGGGGGGCAAGAAAAAGAAATGAAAACGCTAATTATTATTATGCTTTTAATTGTCGGTTGTGGTGGAGGCGGTAGTGGTGGTGGTAGCCCTGACCCAATGCCCATCAATACCAGCCCACCAGTATTAGAATCAATAACTGTCTATGACGATTACTTTCAGCATGTAGGCCCTAAGATATGGAGAATCGGGGATATATGGCACATGACTATAATATACCACGACACAGACGGTGATATAAATCATGCTGTTTGTAATTTCTATACCTATGACACACTCGATCTCTATTCAGGTCCCTATGTGTTCGACATATCAGGTGAGCAACACGGCGATTTCCCAGCTATCGTAACAGAGGATGAAGGGCTGTATCAAATAGGCTGTGTTGTGGTGGATGAACAGGGCAATGAATCAGATGAGTTATTTGACGATGTTAAGATTATAGAACCATGAAGGTCTCCGGTTTGCAGGCGTGGACCGCCAAGTGAATAAATTTATTTTTATATCTTGGGTCCTTCCTGGGGAAAAAAAGGCTCGAGGTTGCGCGGCTCGAGTGTTTTTTACTTAACAAGTCCAAAAAGTCGTTTCATTTAAGGTGGTTATGAAGGCGAGATTATAATTAAATAAAAATGAAATAAATGTCACTTTTCTCTTGACAAATGTTATTATTATAATTATTATGTAGACATGATAAACAATAACACAAACAAGAGAGGTATGACAATGGGAAATAAATTTGAAAGATTCGTATTCGGAACATTTTTGGCTGACAAAGGAATCGCTAAGTATAGAGATGAGAAAGGACGCATAACAGTAAAAGTAGAGCATATCTCTAGAGGAGTATTTCAAGGACTCCCGCTTTTTTTTGAGACAAATGATGAGTATGAGGCATGGGTTGACAATATCGTTGATGATGACACCGCAACATACAACAAGGCAATGGCTGTTAGTTTACTAATAGACGCTATTTTGGAATAACATAGGAGGGATTGAGAATGAAGAAATGCAAGAAGTGTGGCCACGAATGGAAGGCCAAAATTGAAAAACCCAAGTCATGCCCTGCGTGTAAGTCATACACATGGAACAAAGAAAAGAAAACTCATGCTTGAATTATGGAAAGTGGTTCCAGATTATCCTAATTATAAAATATCATCCTTTGGGAGAGTTGAAAAACACGGCAAGATTTCTGATTTTGCTGAATTTATGGCTGATATTGTAAATGAAATATGGCAAAACTCTGATGCTGCGGAAAACTTGACGGGTTATAATCCAAAAATAGAACATAAATTTAGGCAAATGTATTTATCAGATGGTTTTGATAAAAACAACATTCTCGATATCGTGCCGGGTGAATTATGAAAAAACGAAAAGATTTGAACGATGTTTCTAAAAAAAAATGGGATGAGTTGGCCGGGCTTTATGAGTCAAATGATATTGCAAAGGACACCTTGTATGCACTGTGTCAATGCTATTCAAGAATGATGGAAGCCGAGCAGCATATGAACGAAAAGGGAATGTTGTATAAAAATCCGTCTGGAAAAGTTGAAGCATCGCCAATGATCAGCATATCGAATACAATGCAGACGCAAATCAAGAAACATTATGAAACATTGGATCGCTATAAAAAACAACCGGTTAGAAAAAATGATGAAATAGAGGATAGTGAACCTGTTATTTCAAACGAATTAGGCTTGACGGATCTTGATGATTTTTATGGCTAAAAAATACATAAAAATACCCGAGTACGCTGTCTTGTGTGGATTGTCTTCTCAATACATACGCCGGATTATTGCGAAGGGGATTATTACCAAGCAGGCGGTTAAAAAAAAGGGTAAGCGTTTTCTGATTAATCCTGAGCAGGCGGATCTTGACCGGGAAAAGAATGTAGCGCCGGAGAATCGTAAGAAGCCGAAACTGAAACCCACCGTTGAAGAAAAGGAAACAGTTTCAAAACAGGCTGGTACTAACAAATTAGATTATGCTGAATGTCGAAGATTAAACGAACAGTATAAGGCCGGGTTGAAAAAGTTAGATTACGACCAAAAATCAGGCCGGTTGATTCCCGCCGATGAGGTTGAGCGTGAATATTTTGACATTGCGCGGACGGTCCGGGATTCTTTGATGAACATACCGGGCCGGATCAACGCAATATTGGCGGCTGAGATAGACGAGGTTAAGGTGAATGAAATATTAACTCAGGAAATAACACAGGCTTTGGAGGTGTTGAGTAAATAAATATTTGCGGGGCGCGGCGAGGCGGGGCTCGGCTC